ATAGACCTCGGTAATACCACTTTGATAAATTAGTTTCGCACACTCGATACATGGGGTATGAGTACAGAAAATCGCTGCATTTTCACACGATTCTGAACTTCGAGCAACCTTGGTGATTGCGTTCGCTTCTGCGTGAAGAACTTCTGGTTTTGATCGAAGGCGAAGATATGCGGGATCTAACTGGTCTCGGTCTTCCATCCAGTCGGGCCAGTCTTCGAGTTCGCAGTTGTTGTCCCAACCCGAAGGCATCCCATTATATCCAATAGAGATGACACGGTCTTCTTTAACAATAATCGCACCAACTTTCAGTCGTCGGGCGGTACTCAATTCAGCAAATCGTTTTGCCATATCCATGTACGCAACAAGAAACTTTTCTTTCATTTAGTTTTCTCGGTAGAAAATATGAGAACCTATGTGCCCAATTTGAGTAAGTGAACTTGCCCAATAAGGATCAACATAAACTGTATGATAATGAGTAGCACCCTCAGTAATACCTGACATACGCCCTTCATTGATCGTTTGATGTGCAACTAAGACTGATTCATTCCATGCATCTTTTTCGGTAGGTTCATCTGACTTACCATCACAATACCAACTGAACTGACAACGATTCCTTACAGGAACCATGTTATTGGGATTTTTCCAATGAGGTTTCAATTCTGCTTGATACACAACACCGCAAATTGAGTCGGGGTAACGACGATCATATACACGATTCATAACGACATCAGCAACCGCAAATTTACCCGCAAGATTCTCAGATCTACTTTCATGGTAAATATTAAGTGCCATACAATAAGCGTCTTGAGGGACCACCTCTTCACCACCGTGACTTACAATATTCCAATCAATTGCAGACGAAGAAACATTAAGCGGCAGAAAGAGTATTAATGATAACGTTATAATAGATCTCATTTTTGTTGATCCAAATTCTCTACCTGTTTTCTATACCCATGATACTCGTTACAAACTTTTTCAAAGGTATGTAACATCCTTCTAAATTTTAGTTCGTATAGTTCTTTTACTCCACCGTATTTGTTCATCAAGGCGTCCGACGCGTCTGCGCTAAAATGTTTACCTGCCCATTCAGTATCATTAATAAAATGAGAAGTTATCATATCAATATCTTCGATAACATTAGTACACTCCATGAGTTGTTGTTCAAAATCAAATATAGAAATTTTATCCACGATAGAATTTTTCCCTTATTAGTGTGTCGATGTTAAAGGCAAGACCTACGAAACAACCAAGTGTAGCAAGAGTCGCGGTTATCCCGAGACCTTCGTCTGTTGATATTCTTTCAAAGAAAGCACACATAAGAACGGTTGCGTAAATACCGATTTTTAATATCATAACAGTTTCTCCTTAATCTCTGACAAAAGGGGCCTCGAACGGTTTCGGTCATTCGCAGCAATAGTGTCCTTCAAGAATTGTACATTAGCACCAGATTCTTCACCGAACTTTGCGAAAGCAGCCATGTCTTTAGGGAAGCAGTGACCACCATAACCAAACTGATCATCGGGGCCAGGGACCTGTGTGTGCGACAACCCTACTCGGGGATCAAGACAAAGACCATCAATCACAACATCGAAGTCTTTACCACCACACGCTTCGTAAATCTCATAGGCTTGATTGAAGAATGTCACTTTGGTTGCAAGAAAACCGTTCAGAAAATACTTGGCAAACGATGCTTGTTCTGCTGTCATGAATCTTACAGTCTTCAGATTAGTCAGAATCGGTACGAAGATCTCATGCCACCATCGCATCGAACCACCACCATAGATCGCGAACTCTGAGTCCAGAAACTCTTTCGTAGGATTCGCACCAGTTGTACCACGTATATACTCTGGGCTGAAGGTAATATCCAAATGTGCAAACTCACGAAGAAAAAGAGGATTTGTAGTTGACCGGATCAAGTACTTCACATTTGATCCATATTTTTTAAAAACATCAACAATGTTATCAACATAACACGAACCGTCTTCACTCATAGGAGTGGCAACACATACAACGACACCATCAACGGTTATGTTAGACGGGAAGTCTAAGTTTTCGCCCTTATAAGGATCGTCAAGATAGACCTCAACATCACGATGATGCAAAAGGGCTTCACTAACAGCGGTACCAACAGGTCCAAGACCAGCAACAACAATACAAGTCATAAACTACTTCTCCATAAACTTTTTTAATTTTCTACCCATAACATTGTCAATAACTAGACAGGTGTCGTACAGTTTCTCAACGACCCAAAAAAAGACATCCCAAAGAAATATGGGGACCATAACTAATCCAATACTAAAAATACGACGATAGTCGATATCTTTAAATTTCGCTCCAAGTTTCACAATCAACTCGTTCTTCATAGTCGGGATACTCCTCACAAAGGTCTGATAGTTTGTCAACAATCTTTGCTGAACTTTTAGAAAAAATCATATTAGGAACTTTTGGCGCATCGTTGCGTAAAAGTTCTATAACTAATTTTTTATATAGGATTTTGAATTCTTCGTAGGTCATAATAAACTCCATAACAATAAGAAAAAAGGGGAAGCAGTGAGCCCGAAACTCCTAGCGAAAAGATTACGCTCCAGATCCCTCAATCAACATATATTATACTTCATTTAAGGGGTGTTGTCAAAGGGTTTATTAAGTTTTTTTAGAACATTTTGATCTAACGGTAGGGGTGGCATATAACTGGAAGTGCGTTAATATCAACAACACCTCCAATGCCAGGTATATGGGCAGTTATTTTTACAGGTACTTCCACTGATACTTCACAATCATTTGTAGGGAAACTTGAGCATCCCGAAATAAGAACAAGAAAACTAAGAAGAAGGCTTTTCATATTCATCTGTCAAAACATCCTTTAAGGCTTGTTCTTTAGGGGATCCTTTATACCATTCAATCACAGTATCCACTCGAAATGATCGCCACCCTTCTTTGTCCAAACACCACACAACTAAATGGTCATTGGTCTCTTTCTGTTCCATGATCTCAGGAACATTGTGGTTGGACAATTCGACATTTAGTGTGCAGGGCATCACTCGAATCTCACCATCAAAAATCTTCTTAAAAACAACTGTTACAACACCCTCTCGGGCCGCTTGTGTAAAACCAGTCATATCACTCATCATCACTCTCCTTTACAAAAATTCCATCAACCATTTTACCCTTACGATCTTTGATGTCGGTCCATGCAACTTCAAGACAGTCTGTAATATGCCAATTGTTTCGTTCCATGATGTTAATCAACACCACCATGATATCGCCAATGTCATCTTTCAGATCTTTGCCTTTGCAGATGTTGTCAGACAATTCACCGACTTCTTGGATCAATTTCAAACACTGGTCTTTGTCAGTGCTTCCTTCAATCAAGTTACGATCACGATGCCACGTTTCAATACGTGCAATCATCACATCTGTGATGCCTCGTGACTCACCATTCCAAGTGTCGTTCATAGTCGCTTTGCCTTGTACCAATTAATGTGGTCGGACCAATTATTAAACTCCTGTCTAATCGGGCAGAAGAACTGTCCGTTATAGGGCGGCTTGCTTGTGTCCTTATAGGACAGGTTTAACTCAGTTTGTCTCATTTGCACACTCCTGTTTTTGCTTTCATATATGTATTATATCAAAAATATTACTACTTGTCAACCTTTACATCTGGATAAAATGAGTTATAGAAAAATGGGTTATTAGAAACAACCTGATTGTGGAACCACTCTGGGAGTTTACGATCGGGCTCCTTGTAGTATTTGAATACGGATTTAGTAGAGTGACTAATCTTTTCGGCATAGTAAACATTATCATGTTCATAGTTTTCATTCTGAGAGATATCATTCAGATTATGATCGAAATAAGGTTCTTCTATGAAGTTGTAGATCTTCTTCAACATTTCTTCGGGCGCTTGTGTTATGTCTTCATAACGAACAAACATTACTCGCTTCGTCGGAAACAGTTCGATACATCGAGGAATTTCTGTACGAAGACTCAACGTCATGGGATTCGATTGATTGACATAATAGTTCAACTTCTCTTCTACCGTCATCGCCCCTAGAAGTGTGCTGTCTGACGAGGTGTATGTGTGTGTTGCTAATGTTTTGTTTTCAAGTTTTTCGAAACTCTCAACGACATCTCTTAGATCCCGTACTGTCACAAGGATTTTACTTTCGGGGAATAAGTGAAACAGATTGCTCCAGTAACGACTCTTCGAAAAAGCAACAGGTTTATCAGTCAGACCTTCATACCAACCGTATGTCGCTCCACGAGCAAACCCATACATCGCTTTGTCCGCCTTGGTCTGTTCCATTGCCATAAACTCTTCTTTCACTTTTGTTTTTGTGAGAAGGTCGTTAAGCAATCGAGGTACAACGCAGGTGCTTGATGTGAATATGCGCGGGTTCTGCTGAAGAATGTTTAGTAAAATTGTGCTACCAGATCGTGGTAATCCCGTACAAAGATGTATCTTCATGAATTATCACCATGAATACGATCATGTTCAAACAACATCAAGAATCCGTAATGGATAATCTTCGTTATGTCCTTTCTGAAATCCGCAGGGCAGTCTCCCTTCTTACCATAACGTCCGTTATACTTATCAACGTTACCAGAAAAGAAACCCATACCATGACCACGGTCTATGATCACTTCAGACGATTGTAGTCCGCCTTGACCATAGTGTGCGTCATAGGTTGAGTCAATGTATTTTTTGAATTCGTCGATTAGTTCATCTTCACGAAATTTATAGTTCTTCATCAATTAACTTTCCTCTTCTCTCCATTAGTATCTGTAACGATAACCTCATCATCATCAGTTATTTCAATTGTCTTTGCTTTAAAGGCTTCGAGTATTGGGACCCAGACATCGATCATACCACTTCGATAACCAAAGTGTCTGCCTATCATATAAGAACCAAACATAAGACCTACGGCTATTGCTGTGTGTAGATATGGATTCATTCGAATCTCCTAAAAGACTTTGATATTTTTTAATTTCTCGCCTGAAGCAGACTTATCGAAAACTGGAATATCATCATCAACTAATGTCTGTTCAGATTCATCCAGATCATATAATTTCATCTTCGATCTATCGACACCAATAACAAATCGTTTATCCTTGTTTGGGTCGTTATAACGATTCTTCAACTGCTTCACCATAATCTGACCAAGTTTGGTCAGTTCATCATTAGAAATTAGAGCAAACATTAGATCAGCCGTGGCAGGAAGACCAAAAGACTCCGAAGTGTCTTCTAACCCAGGATCTGAATTACCGAATCCCGAACGCGTCGTTTGTGTCGCGGACACAATGGGCACATTAAATTCGACAGCAAGACCACGCAATTCTTCGGCAATGGCTTTAATATAAGTGTACGAATTGATCGCGCCGCCCATAGATTTCATTCTCGAAGACGCACATATATTTAGATAATCTATAAAGATAATCTCAGGAACAAACTTCTTTTTCAGTCTCAGTTCGGTTAACAATGCCCTGAAATGACTACTGTGTGCTTGACCTGTCGGATACTCTTTGATGATCAGTTTACCATTTGTGCTATCCGCAATTTTACGCACACGGCTTGTGAACATTGTTTGAGACATGTTCTCTAACTGGTCTATCGGCACATTCAGTAGGTTCGCGTCAATACGTTCAGCGATACGTTCTTCTGCCATCTCCATCGTAATGTATAAAACATTACGACCCTGCGCTAGGGCACCCGCCGCAACATGACACATGAACAACGATTTACCGACGCCGGTACCAGCAAGAGCAATGTTTAAGGTCTTGTTAGGAAGACCACCTTTCGTAATCGAATTGAAGTATTCAAGATCAAAGGGTATTCTTTCTTCTTGCGCATGATAAAAGGCATATCGTTCATCAACATTCACTAGGTAGTCGTGACCAACATTTGTGTCGAATGTTACTGATAGGGCGTCTTGTAGAATGTCAGGCAATGAGTTCTTCGATAATGTCTGATGTTTACCATCGATGATAGAGATCGACTCCATAATCGCAAGATAAACCGCACGATCTTGACACCACTTTTCTGTTGTATCTAAGAGCCATTGTTTATTCTCTTCTTTCTTCTCAAAGATGTTTGGAAGAATGTCGATGGCGTGTGTGTAAGTTTGTTCGTTAAATCTTTCTGACTGATCGATTTCTATTTTGAAAGCATCCAGTGAAGGAAGTTTATTATACTTCCCCACAAATTTAGTGACCTCACTAAAGAGAATCTGATAGACACCTTCGAAGTATTCTTTCTTAACAAAGGGAATGACCTTACGCATGTAAGATTCATTCGTCAATATATTTCTAAGGATAGTCTGTTCTAAATCAATCTTCACGGTTTTCCTCTGGATTGCCCATTACTAGGGATTGTGATGCGTGAGCATCTTCTAGAATGCTTTGTAGAATCTCTGCCGCTCTATCTTGTAGACCAACATCATCTTCTGACAAACCTTCCACTGGTGTAGATATTAACATAAAACTGAATGTTAAGCAATCATTTTCTCCATCGAATGCGATATTGCCGAATCTAATTACGGATTCGGTAAAGTCTCCATTCAGGAGTCGAACATCCCATGCTTGTTCGACCCCCGTCTCCGTTGAAGGGGACAACTCATAGTCGACCCCTTCGCTTACCATTTTAATACTCATTAATCTTCTGCCATTTCTAAATCAAGTTCAATCGAGTTTCCTCCAGAACTGATACAGTACTGTTTCTCAATGAACTCTTGAAACTTGGGATTTGCTAGAATGTCTCGCCAGAAGTCTTCTGTAAGAGTATCCTTTTCACGTACTTTAGTACCGATCACTTCACCAGTCTCAATGTTAACCAACTGATACCACCCGTTAGAAGGTTTGACAACGAAACCACAAGCAAGGGCAACATCTAACAAACCACTAAAGCGTTCGATACCACCATCCCAAGATACACTAATCGGGATCTTCGACTTCTCTTTCACAAATCGAGACTTCTCAACATTCACAATGAAATCATAACCAGTCACCTCGGTGCCTGTCTTGTTCTGTCGACGACCTAGAATCCAGATGTTATCAGCACTGTAATAGATGCCAGTACCGCCACCAACGATGTCTTTAGGAAAAAGACCAATCTCTTTGTAAGTATGATTGATCGCAAGAAGAGGAATGTTCTTCATCTTCAGGTAAGGTGTTGCCATACGAAACAAACCTTTGAGGGCTTTTGCTCGTGACATATCAGCAACAGACTTTTCATTGATAGCATCTTCGAGTTCTTTCTTCGAAGCGAGGTTACCGATCGAGTCGATCACTATGATCACTTTATCTTCTTTTTCAAGATTTTCAAGTTGACCGATCAAATCAAACTTGAGTTGTTCAACATCCGTTATGGGAGTGTGAAGCACTCGTGTCATATCGATGCCGAATGTTTCGAAATATGATTCGGGTGAACCAAACTCAGAATCATAGAACAACATGATTGCTTCTGGATCTGCTTTCAGATACCCGGCTGCCATCTTCAACGCAAACGATGTTTTGAAGTGTTTAGATGGACCAGCAAGGACTGTCAGACCAGAGACTAAGCCACCGCTCAAACTACCAGATAGTGCGACATTTAACATCGGCACATCCAAGGGTGTTACCTCACGGTCTTTAAAGAATTCAGATTCAGACAAGACACTCGTGAACTTGACCTTTGAATTTTTTTTAAGTTTATTCATTACCGACATATGGTATTAATCCTTTATGTTTTTAAAATTGACACATTCATCTAGCAGAGGCAGTTTATCTGACATACCTACAAGCATACGAACATCTCTGTTCAGAAACTCGCCGCCAAATGCTCGTGCTTGCTTATAACTAATATCGCCTTCAATATGAGAACGAATAAAAGTCGGAATCATTGTAGATCGATCGACGATATCTGGGCATTTCTCCATCATTCTACGAACAATTATTGGATTTGCGTTCTTCACATCTATTATCGTGTCGTACAATTGATTAAAGTAAGTCTGCTTGATCGCTTTGAACCCAGCAAGACCTAACTTTGCATATGCGACTTCGAACACTGTACCAGTCACCATGCTTTGAGATGATAGATGGCTAGTGTGTCGAACCAGATTTAGATATGCGGGAATAGACTTCTCACTACCTCCAACAGCAGTAATTTCTGCCGTTAAGATCTCACCAATATTAGAAGAATCACTCAACTCTGGCATGTACACGATCTTCGCATCGAATAGATCTTTACCGAGAGAACCCAATAGACGTTCAATCACTTCAATGTTCAAGGTCGTTCGTATACAGATCGCACACCCTATCTGCTTGACAAGTTTATTGATCGCGGTTAAGAAGTCGGTGTCGTCTAGGGTATCATTCTTAAGAAGATCAATGTCAGCGCAGATAATAGCCAAAGAAGGTTTCCATTCAACCAACTCATCAATACAACTATAATCATTAAAGACGACACGTTCAGTCGACTTCGTATTGAAGGCAACTTCTGATGCTTTTGCTAAAATGTTATTGCCGATAATACCGACACGCAACTTGGATGGTGCTTCGGGCTTTGGTTCTGAAATGATCTCTTCAGGATCAACTATTACATCTGTTATTTCTTCACTCATTTAATCTCCTAATTATTACGATAAGCATATTCAACTGCTCGGTCTGCTTCTTTCTCAAGTGGTCGATCAGTATACCACATTCCTGTCTCATTGTCAAATTGTCTACACAATTCGGCAATTTGCTGTGCTGTAATAGGATATCCATTTTTAATAGCACTGCCCGCTGTTGCTACCATAATTTGATACATCTTATGATACCAACCCGTATTGTTTATTGTCTGATATTCTACAGACAGTTTCTTTGGCCAGAAGGGGCAATCTCTATATCCAGCCCAAGAAAATTGTGTGTTATCTAGCGATTGCTTTCGATGTTCTATGACGGCTTTCTGTAATTCGGGCGGCAGTCTATCTAGAAAACTGTTACCGTCTCGCTCTTTGTAGGGATGTTTTGCGATAAGATAATCGACATCAACGGGATCACCATTGTTGCGGAAGATGAAATTATGCGCATTGTCATACTGAGCAGGGACATAATACATTCGGGACAGATCTTTTGTTTGTTTGTCACCGATCTCACCAAGATCTATATTGAGAGCATACCAAAATTTCTTGATCTCATCACGATCAACTTCCCTTGAGAGGTTGAACACAAGGCGAAACTTAGGAGTATCTATCGTACTACTAGCAGTCGAATAACAGACATACTCATATTGGTGTAGGCGACTGGACAGTATCGATTCGAGATCATCACCAGATGTTTCAAAATCATCGACATCGACGGCTGCCCAGTTACCCCAATACTCAACATTGTCATTGCTTCGCGTTGTGTCTTTGGTGTATACCGCTGGGCTGATCAGTTCAGCAGATTTCTTATCAGCACGAGGCATTTCTGACAACTGATACAACAACTTTGTGAAACTTTCAAAGTCAGAGAATTCTTGTCTGCGATGGGTCTTGTTGTCGAAACGGTTTTTAAATATAGTAAGAGAGTATGTCATAGAGGTATTATAACAAATATTTCGTCGTTAGTCAACCTCTACCAACGCAATTTGATTTGTTTTTGTCTTACCCTTGAAGGTATGATCATAATTAAAAATCTCAACGGTAGAAAGTTTACCCGTGTCCTTAGTCGCTCTTCTGACTGCGGGATGATCGAAGTTATCTATGAGAAACCGTTTGATGCCTAAATCAAGGCAGATATTCATATCACATAAAGCAGGATCATACTTATGACTACCATCAACAAGAGCGAAATCGAATTTAAATGGTTTTAGTTCATCTTTCACTATGTGAGATTTACCTGGAATCCATCTCCACCGAGTAGGATACAACTCTGCTAATTTGATTGCCATTTTGTGTCGATCAGCAGGATCAATCTTATCAGAACTTAGTATGTCATCGTTATAGGGCGAAACAGAAACGAGTTCGGCATCATTATAGATTTCCAACTGGTATGTCGTGGAATGACCTAAATGAAATCCTATTTCAAGAACTCTCTTTGGATGATACCTTTCTTGGCAACTCCTAAAGACATTGAACATTTCTTCGGTTGCGGGCATGTAACCCCACCCCTGATCAGGGAAAGATAGGTGTTCTATATTCATCCGAAAAAATCCTCTAGTGTCGCTTTTGGTTCGAAGTCCCAACCAACAGCATCAAGAATTGGCGTCAAAGGATCTAAGAATGTTTTGTTAAACATTTTATCATAGTCTATCATGGAATGCAAACCAAATTCTTTGGGCAATTGAGTGGGGAACGATATGATATTTTCTCTAATCTTATTCGGCACTTTCAGATACACAAACTTAATCTTTTCACCGTCTTGTATTCGTTCATATCTATCAGTCAATCCATTTAACTTCAGGTGATGATTATATAGTAGAGAGCCACGTACATGAATTGGGGTGCCTTTGCCATAGATCAGTTTGCGGTCTACCCACTTTGTGATCTCTGACACACCACGAGGAAACGCAATGTCTTCGGGTGAGAGACTCTTGAATTCTGATCTGAAGTCAAGGATGAAGCGTTGAGTGTCGAATTCAGTACCCTCTACGACAACTCGGAAAATCTCTTTGAACTTGTCACGAACGATCTGAGGCGTACTAGACTTGATCGCTTCGATACCCATCATCTTCAACTTGGGGGTGGCGTACTGAACACCCTCGTTGTTGTGTACATTCAGAATGTAACGTTTCTTCGCCATCCAGATACCACGATCGGCAATCACCTCGCGACCCATGACCATACGATTCTCATACGCACTTGTCTCGGCCGCGAGAGTTTGGTAGGCTTTGCTGATGACTTTCTCAAAATGATCCGAACAAATCTTGTCGAGGAACTTCACAGGATCTTTTGGGTTGAACTTCTCGACCAAAGGTGCCATGTTGATATAAACAGAATCCGTATCGATCGCAACCACATAGTCCGACTCGACACCAAGCAAATTTATCATCTCGTCGTTGACTGCTTTCTCAGCGCACTTGATCGCTCTCTGACCTGACAGCGTGACACCTTCTGCGATACGGTGATCAAAGTATCGAAAGTATTTGTTGGCAAGAGCACCATAAAGTGAATTCATGAGAATCTTGATTCCCATCTGTTGGTTATCTAGATTGGCGATGAGATTCTCAAGCCGCTTTGTTGGCGCTTTCTCATACTCTGACTTGGCTTCAAGCATCTGTTTCTTTATGGTGACACGATTGTCATAGAACTTTCGAATTACTTTGGGGATGATACCCTCGTAATCTTTTCGAAACATCGCACCGTTCGCACACTTTGTTGTTTCCATATCTTCGTTATAACACATCGTCTCGGGAGACATGTTGTATTGTACAATGATATTAGGATACAGAGAGTTTAGATCGAATGATACGACCCAGTCGTGTGCGCCAACCTGAGGGTCTTTTACATAACCACCAACGATCTTGCCCGCATCATGTTCTATCGATGGGCGAGGTGGTATGATAACGTTCTTATCAATCAGTTCGTTGTAAATGATTGAGTCCCAGATCGCAGTCGTACCCAGAGCATCACCATAGTTTGTCTTCGCAGAATAAGACATCGTCAGTACCAGTGAGATGATACCAATCTTTTCTTCGAAACGATGGACCAGTTCAACGTCTTTGATGTTGTAGTCAATAAACTTCTGGTAGTCATTCTTATACAATGAGTGAAGCGAACCATACTCATCATACGATAGTTTACTTTCACCAAGAACGACGTGAGCAATATGATCCAGTTTATAAGATTCTTGCTGACCGTAAGTATTGAGTGTGAACTTCTTAAACAAATCTAGGTAATCGAGTTGTGTGATACCCTCAAGATCATAGGTTATTTGTTCACGACCACCCAGCGTTCGAATCTTTCTTTCACGAAGAAGACCCCAAGGGGATAGTCTCTTGCTGAACTCACTACTGAGAACCTTGTTTATTCGATTGACGAGATACGTCATATCAAACAACTTCGAATTCCATCCAGTCAGGATGTCGGGATAATTACTCTGCCACCACCCAAGAAATGCTTTGAGAAGATTCTGTTCAGTCTCACAGTAAAAGAACTCAACATTATTGTCATTCAGGGATGTGTCATACTGATCTAGACCCCAGACATAGTAAGTGTCGCTTTGATTGTTCCGAATAGCAATCGAAATCACAGGATGGTTCGCGTGTTCTGGTTCGGGAAAGCCCTTATCAGAAGCAACCTCGATGTCGATCGTCGATACATTTATGCTGTCGATATCAAACTTGACATCTCTAGGAAACGCACTCGAAATAAACTGAGTGACGAAATTAGACTGACCATGTACGCCAAAGTTAGGGACATCTTCATACTGCTTGATGAAGTCTGACGCTTCACGCATACCATCGAACTCCATCGGCGCGACCGATTTGCCATACAGAGTTTTGTATTTGCCGGTCGCCTTGGACGATTCGACATAGAGTGTTGGTTTGAAGGGGATGCGGAATTGAACGGGCTTACCATCCTCAATACCACGATAGAGTATCTTGTTGCCGTAACGAGATATGTTTGTATAGAATTTCATTTTTTTCATTGTATAATTATACTACTTTTCTTCGAGATTGTCAATGTCCACGAAATGAAAGTTTGGATGAAGTTCGGATGTGTAAATATTTTGGATGTGAGGCCGATCTACTATTGTCGTTCCCTGTCGAATATCAACCAACTGAGTAACAGGTGCGTCTATTACAATTTTAGGTCTGCTATGCGACTCTGTCACATTTACATCAATCCCAGTCTCGTTGCGGTTGCCTTTTTTCGGCCAATATACACAGTTACGGTCAGAATTGTTTCCTCTAGCAATCACATCTGTTGCGTAATGAAGAATGCCCATAGGTCCTTTTTGTCGAGTAGTAGAATCGTTTCTTACTAACTCACAGAACAGTTCTGCAACAGAAGGATGTGTAGTATAACATTCCATTGCGATACCTACATTACAGGTAAGCATCTTCTCGTAGTCGGACATAATCGTGCGGAATATTGTCTCTCTCTCGGGAATGAGATAAGCGTCGTGTTCCATAACGAACAACTTCTCGCCTTGTGAGATTCGTTCTATCAATCGATACTGAGAACAAATTGTAGCTTCCTCCTGAGGCGATCGTTTCTTTTTATCAGAGAAAGAAATATCCAGAAGTGTGTCAGGCGTTATACACTGAAGAACATTGATATTAAAAATATCTTTTACACATTCAAATGATTTTAAAGAGAGTTGGTGGTACTTTACGGCAAGAGGATTATTTAAATCGACATTCATATAAGCCTGTATCATATTATAGTTGCCTCATAACGAAGTTAGGGTTACTTATTCC